TCAACAGCCTTGTTGATCTTTTGACGGGATTCTTCAATGATCTCGATAGGATCAGTTGGTGCAGGAGTAGCCTTATCCTTCTTTGCGAAAAGACCCTTCTTCTTTGCCTTTTTTGCTTTCTTCTTCGACTTCTCAGAAGGTTCAGGAGTAGGCTCAGGCTTCTGAGCTGCTGCTTCAGGAGCTACTTTCTTAGTAGCAGAAGTACCAGCAGGATTCTTCTTGTAATATTTACTCAACTGCATCTGAAGGGCAGCAGTACCACCGGACAAATCCAGATTTGCACTTTTGTTCCTGTTCAGCCAACTCATGTGACTCCTACATTCATTGTAGGAACACTCTTCGATAGGCTTGGACAGTTCTTCTGTTCCACCAGAAGTTTTTTTACCACTCTTTACTTTCTCAGGGACAAGAAACAGCAAGAACTCTCCTTGTGGGAGAACTGCCTCATCCATTTGCAGGGTAGTCTTCGTAGAACGCTCTACAACCCTCATTCCCGACCATTTGACCTGCCTGAGTTCCTTCTTCAATTCACCGAAGGTTACAGCGTTAGACTGATGTTCAATCAGGTCCTTCTGAGTGGTAAGTTTTAAAACAACTTTTCTCATGAGATTTGATTTTTTTGATTAACGTTAATATTTATGAGTCTCAATGTGAAAACGAGTTGACGTTGTTCAATGTTATCAACGAAGTAATAACGAACGCAACCGCTTTCTTGTACATGATCCGGATCGTCATCCGGAATGATACGTGATTCCTGTAGCGCATCCTCAAACCATTTGATCCACAACCATAGATTGCTCACGTCAGGCATACTGCCTCGACGTACTTCATGAATTTCTAGGGAAATGGATAGTTTTAAGGATGAACCGGGAAAAACAAGGTTGTTTAACTCTATAATCTGCTCTTTGGAAATCTGTTTTTTGATATATTTAGAGAGATACTTGTGATAGTATTTAGTGATTTTCGATCTTAACCTGTAATGTAACGTTGCATTATAGAGACCTTGACCGTTGACTGTCCAGTAGCGTTTACGTCCAGACTTTCTTGATTTGTTAGCAACGGTGTACCTGTACTCGAAGTTAGGAATTACAACCTTAATATCCTTCATCTTTCAGGTAACTTAAAACGAGTTTATCAAACGCCTTTAAGTTATATTCCTTTACGTAATCTGATGGGTCTTTAGGTTGACCTATAGGATTGTACGTAAAAGGAAGTTGAAACTTATTAGCAAATTGATCTCCCCCTTTTATACCACTTTCATCGTTATCGAACCAGACATAAATGTTTCTGAATCGTTTCTTCAGTTTTTCCATTACTTGTTCTGGAATGAAAGCGTGTTCACTATTTGGAGCGATTGCCCAAAATCCAAGTAGATTGAAAGTGAGGATGTCCTTATAGCTCTTTGTTATAAAGAGAATGTCACTCTCATACTTGGGTAATAAAGTCCACCCCTGAACGATGGTACTGTCAACGTTAGAGAGAAAACGGTACTTTCCTTTTGTCTGAGGAAAATATAACTTTCTCTTAAATATTCCTTCATGCCAATAGTAATCCATTGTATAAGCAAGTTGACCAGGATTCGTCCTAAAATAGGTACGATCTCTGCGTTCGCTTTCAAGTGAATAACCATCAATAGAAAAAATACGGTGATACTTCAGCAATAACGGAGGTATCTCGTATTGCTTCCAATATCGTCTATCGTCATCGGTCCATCGTCGAGGTGAAACTTCTATGATAGTAGGCTTTCGGTCCTCCTTATTGAGGGAGATACTTTTCACGGCTACTTTCGTAGCTTTCGTGTTAGTGGTCATTCCACCAAGACCTAAATTGAAATCCTCGTTTACTATCCTTAAAGCTTCTTTATAATCTGTATCGTGTTTTTTTGCAATATAATCGAATACTCTATAACTAACATCTTCACCAAAATCTTTGTAAAGTAGGTCGCCCTTCCACATAATAATATGACATGAAGGGTCTTTTTCATCCCGAAACTCACTTGGAAATTTCTTTCCAATGTAGGTGAACTCCCTGCAATATGCTTTGAATAACTGATAGCTATCTAAGCGATTGAGGATGTTATCCCTGTTCAAGGAGGCTTCGGTTTTGGTGAACGCCATGCCTGTTATCTAAAATGGATCATCGCCCTTCGCTTCACCTGCGTCAGGTGATGGAGCATCAATTTTAGTTGCAGGCTCAACCCACTCTTGGAAAGCAAGGTTGTTACTGAAGTCTTCCTTCAGAGGATAACCACTGGAAACTTGATTCTTGATATGATTGTCCCAATAGTTTGTACGCTTATTGGAAGCACGATCAAAATACCTGTTATAGACGCTCTGATATTTGTTATCACGAACCGTCAACAGAACTCTGACTTCATTATCAGAATTTCCAGACAGAAGACCCTGAATCTCACCGTAGTTCTCATCGAACAGACCAAGGAAATTGTCCATCTTTGCTTCATCATCTGGACCAATATTCAGCCAATTGATGAGGAAAAGGTGCAGGTCAGCTTCTCCAACATGGCATTTACGAGCACTGCTGCTGTCAAACCATGTAAGACCTGTTGGAGCTTCTTCAGGAGAGCCTTCACTACTCCATGCAGTCCTTCCAAAATCATTGATCCATTCATACTTTGTTACGTCCTTGTTGGAACGAGGACGATCTTCAAGAAAGAAGGCGATCTTACTCAGTATCTTGTCACCGTTAAGTCCTACACCTTCAAGGTGAAAGTCAAGCCTTAACTTTGTGATTTTTCCATCTTTGGTAAGATAAACCGGATCATTCTGAGGCTTGTAACCCATCTGTTCCAAGCTATCCTTGGAAGGATTTACAGCTACAACCTTCATATTACCTAATCCAGTATAAAGTTTAATCTCCTTAAAAACTTTCTCGTCAGATTTATTTGGATTAAATCCCATTGATTTAAAATTTTATATAAGTGAAAAATAAGGTTAATTTCCCTCGTAATACGCATTGATCTCAGTAATCACTTTACCAAGATCATTTGGTATATGAAAGGTAGCGAACATTCCTCTTGGTGATTTCGCTGTAGTCGTTCCATCGTTTTGTGTAATAAAAGTGTAATCTAATCCGTTCTTTTCCTTATTTTTTTGAACATCTGTAAAAAGTACAACTGTAAATAATCCTTCGAGTGTCACTTTATCATCGAGCAATTTTCCGATTGTTTTAATCTTTCGTTTTGGCTGGAAATTCTCAGTAATAATCTCATCATGAGTTAGAAACACAATCTTGAGGTCTTCTCTTAGACTCTTTGCTGCGCTAATAACATCCCAAACGTGCTTTGCAATATCAGTAAACTTCTGCCATCCAGATTCATTCGCCCGATTCATAAACTCGGTGCTCATAATATACTGGAAATCATCAATAATGACCTGCTTAATTTCAGGTCTGCTATCACTGATATAATTCAAAACTTTCACGATCTGAGCTGAATCATGACTTACCAAGAAATTACCGCCTTGTTGAATACCGGACGTGTACTTCTGTTTCCACCCTCGAAATGGAAGCGGTTTATCAATTATACCTATGATAACCGTTTCCTTAGAATCGAGGCTTTCTACAGCAGTAGATTTACCAGTTCCAGTTTGTCCTACGACTGCAATAATTTCGCTCATGTTTCTAAAAGATTATAAAGTTCTAACTCCATACGTCTTGAGCTGACTAAATACTCACTGCGTATGATTCCTTCTCTGGTCCTAATATGGACCCATTTAACTATCTCTCCATCTATAGGCAGATCGTTCAGTATAAGCTCTCTGAGAGTACTTCTTTGGAAGTTACCACTACCGAGTGCATATACGAAATGGGCAATAGCAAGCAACTGAAGATGCTCAAGGTCTGTAGATACTTCTACGAACACAACAGCACGATCTAAATCTGCTCTTAAAAGAGAATCTGCTTCTTCTTCGCTCATTGGATAGTTAAACTCTTCACCACTCTGAATTGCATGACCGTAACCTACGGTCAGTACCTCTGCTAAACACCGATAAGGGTAAGCACGATAACCTTCATGCCACTTCAGGGTGTCCACCAACATCTGATATGCTTTATTGTACTCAACTTCAACAGCATTATACTGCTGCTCAAATACTTCCTCATGTTCAATAAAAGCCTCTGATATAGTGGTGTGAGAACCTACTAAGATAGTCAAAATTAGTAAGATTTTCTTTGCATCCATACAGTTGTTTTGGTTTAACAATCAATCAAAGTCTACGACCTGATTGTACTTCAATTTGTTCCTCATCTTTGCGATAAAAGGCTCTCCTTCACGTAGTTTAAGGAAATGCCAATAGATGACATCCCTAACATCGAGATCAGAAGGTCCATACGCTCTGAGGTTTAACATTTCTGGACGGTGCGTAACCAAAAATATATCAGAATATTGATATAACGCATCGGCTCCAAAGACATCACTCTTTTGTGGGTAGTGCAGGTTCTTGTTTTGTATTCTTTCTACATTCTCAATTCCCCTATTTAACTGACTCACAATAACAAACGATGCCTTAATAATTTTCTTGAGTTCGTTAAACATAGCAGATAGCTCATAAAGAGTCTGTAACTGATTTTGTTCTCCAAACTTCTTGACCAAAATACTGTGATCAAGGGTAACGAGGACTGCACGATCTATATTAGCCTCAATTCCCATAGCAAAGTGTTCGATAGTATTTCTTATCTCCTGCACTGTACCGGGAATATCAACATATGAAAGTGGTAAATCCTTTATGCTTGTTGCATATTCTGCTGCTTTACTATAATCAGTTTCCGTAATATTTTCAGTAGGGTTATCTAAGTCTGCGTTGTAAAGCTGCGTTGTAGTTTTTTGTAATTTTTTGGAAATCTTTCTTCCGACTAATCTTCTTGCTAACATCTCAAAGTTGAATGACAATACTGCGAATTTCTCAGTAGGATTGAGTTCAAACAAACCTGTTTCTAACTCATTGAGAATTGCAGTCTTACCACTACCTGACATTCCTGCGATAGTGACGATTGAACCCCATTCAAGACCGTTCATACCAGCCTTGTTGAATTTCTTCCAAGGGGTTTTTACCGACTTAATCTCACCTGACATTCTACCTCTCATGTAGCGCAATTCTTTACGAGCTGCTTCTTCGAGAGATATAGTTGGTAGGATTTTAGACGACTGATCTGCCATATTCATCTCCTTCCTCTTTAGGTTTACGTTCAGTTAATGCTTCACACTCTGCGTTGAGAGTTGATCCTACACCTTGCTTCTGTATGAAGAAGTGTGCTAGTTGCATATAGGCATATCCTTTTAGGGAAAATCTTTCTACGTAATCTTTTGTAGCTTGGAGTATCTGATCTGCGGTATAATCATTTGTGTTGACAAACTTAACCATTTTTTTGAGACCTTCGGCTCGGTCTCCACGGTATCTATAACCACCGGAATTTACTCCTTCAGGGAATATATCCCTCCATTCTTTGAACCATCTGTTGACTTCTAATGCTGTACGAATCCTTTTCTTTGCTCCAACGTGTTTCTTAAATAAATCTTCTCCTCCTTTTCTAAGTGTGATCTCTTCAGGATTTTCACCATGCCATTTTATCAATCCACTACTCTCTAACTGTCTGACAGCGTGAGTAAATTCTATAAAATTATCATCGTGAGCTATCTTGAGAAAATCATGCTTTTCTTCGTAGACAAGAATCAGGATTATCAGTTCCCTAAACGTCATGTTAGGTTGATATTCCTCATGTATTGTCAGATACCTCTGATCCATCATAATATGAGAGATTTAGATGTTTGTATTGAAGTCGCACATCTTCCTCTTCAAGACTTAAAAGATAAGAGGGAGATAAACTCCCTCCTATCTCTGTGGTAATATCTTCCTCATAGGAAGCACTACCTATCTTCAGGGTTAGTAGTTGCGACTTTTGTTTTAATTTCTGATTTTCCATAATCGAAATCATCGTTTAAGATGAAATCGCTTGACAGGACCATCGCTTCATTCAAATCGAACTTCTCGGTCATCTTGCGATACCACGTATCACCTTGAGTACCAGGAACACGAATGATCCATAAGTCTGCTTTTTCATCTGTCGCAAGGCGATCAAGTCTACCTTTCTTCTGTTTAGATTTGGTCGCAGAACCAATATAAGATTCCATTATAGCATGAGTTGCACCTTTAAGATTCAACCCAAGAGTGAGAGAGTGACAGCTTCCAAGTTCACGCAAATCACCGTTGTTAAAATCCTCGATATGTTGAGCATTTTGTTTATCAGAGTGATGTGAATGAACTGTAACAGCAGATATCTTATCTGCTTGTGCTGTAAGTTCAGAGAATACAAGTACCTT